GTTTGGTCGTCCTGCAGCCACTGCAGAACCTTGTTGCATTCCTAATTGAAAATCGTTTGGAATATCGGTATCAGTTGCGACACCTTCTTCAAAACGAAGTGGTCCACGGCGAGTTGCATTGTCTGCACCCTTGCGCTCATAGACCTGTGGTGCACGCTCTGGAAAGCGAGGTGCTGGTGAAATTGTCATAATGACTCCTTAAGGATTGATTTGGGAAAGGCCTTTTCCTTGGTAATAGTTTCCACCCTTTTCGGTACTTTTTGTTGTCTAACTAGAAAAAAGGATTACTAGAGGCCACTACTTCTGGCATTACTAAGTCTTGAGTTAAAGAGCATGCAATTGATAAAGAGTCTACAAAATCGTCATGTGCGTAAGATTCATCAGGGGCCGCTACAAGGAAATTTGGGCCCTTATATTGCACCTCTGCATCAACCATCTGTTGATAGAACCTCTTCCAAGTTCTTAAACGCCTAGTTTTAGCATGAGCAGGCCACGCAATCATTTTACGTTGAACTAAAGCCTGTAAGTGTTTCCATCTCTTAGACTGTTCAGAAGGGCTAGATGTTAAAGACATTACTTCTGCTCTTGGTAATAGTAACTTTAATCTTTGGGCTACAGCATCTCCTACACCGTTAGCGTCAACACCGATAGCAAGAACATCATAGTTACTTAAAAAGTTTACTACTTGATAGTACTGCTCTTCCCAATCATCTCCTTGCATCTCTAACCAGTTAAGTATTCGGTGATCAAAATAACCAAACTCGTCAGGACGATCCCAATCAACCCAAACCACAGTAACAACTGTACTGTCAGTTTTACGAGCAGGGTCAATGCCAACAACAACTGGAGTCTTGTGCCACACTTTAACAAGTTCTTGAGACGTATCACCCAACTCATCCATAATCGAAGAAGTAATAAACATACCTCTCTCCAAGAGCCACTTGCAGTTATACGACATTTGGAACTCGTCTGATTCTTCTCCAATACGTAACATTTCTTTACGAATAAACTTTTCATAGTTTGCGTTGAATTTGGCTACATCTTTCCAGTCCCATTGAAAATGATTTTGTCTATTTCCTTTTGTTGTTTGACGTCTACGGTTTAATTGAATTGATCTATAAAAGTTATTCTTACTTGTAGTTGGAGTGCCTGTTTTAACCATAGTTCCCGCATAGTATGCAAGCATAGGAGAGATTGATTTAGAGACAACAAAGTCATCTGCTTCTTGACACTCGTCAATAACAATCAAATGGAATGACTTAGACTCGATCTTTGCACGAGGGTTAGCGGTCATCATTGTAATTGTTGATCCAGATTTCTTTAATTTAATTTGTCTAGTTACACCACCGACACGAACTGCAGAGTCATCAATTTCAACATCGCCCATAATATCTACTGCTCGTTCTGAGGTTAATCTAGTAACAGCACGTCCAAACAAGGTCTCAGCCTGAGACTCTGTAGGTGCAAATAACCCAACCCAAACTCCATCTTTAAATTTTCCTAATAAATCAGGGTATAACTTTGCAAGACGAGGAAGAAGAATCATTAGTGTGGCTACAGTGTCCGCAACTGTTTCAGATTTACCTGACTGACGAGAGGCAAGGGCAGTAACTTCTTCACCATCATTTATAATTACCGATTCCATAATCCTACGAGCCAATGGCTTTTGATATGGGTGAAGATCATGGCCAACTAAAACCTTTAAGAAGTCCATCATCTTATCTATTAAAGTATCTACAAACTTTTGAGATAGTTCATCTAATAAATCTTCTACTGGATCTTCTACAGGCTTTTCTTCAGCCTGATAGAACTCAGGTGTAATTTCTTCGAACTTATCTTTATCAAATGACATAATATCCTTATTAAATAGCGAAACCCATCACTAAGGATGGGTTAGCGCCTGACCTGTAAGAGAGTAAGACAGTTAATCATAACACAGACTTAGAGCGTCGCTTTAACTCTCTAGCAATTGCATGAAAGACCTCTGCACCCATAACAATTTCATCAAGGTCTGCTTCACTCTGTTGCCTTTGCCAGATCGTGATATGTCTTCCAATCGTGTACATCGACTGCTCCATCCATGAAATCAAATCGGGAGTAGAGATCGTCGATACTCGCTTCTCGATTCGAGTCTGGGGCTGGTGTCCATCCCGCTTCTTCCGTAAAATCATCGTAAGTAACTTCCCGCCTTCCTAATGCAGTACTTAAGGCTTCTTCTTCAGTTTTCATTCCACTCCACGCTCCAAACACTAACGCTTTATACCTAGGCAATCGTACTATAAAGGGGTTAGATGTGCGATACGGGGGTTCAATCTCCTGCGTCCAACCACGGACAATAAATTTAAAGCCCCATTTAAAAGGGAAGTTTGTTAATTGTACGAAGTGTTTTGGTCCGATTTTGTGAGCCTTTGGCATTATGTCCTTTTCTTAGACTGACGTCCTCCGTAGTGTAACTGAGCGGCACGAGTAAACCTGTAGAAGGTCTTTCTAGCAGTTGCTGATAAGGTAGATACATCTGCGGCACCACGAGGCTTGTAATCTAAAAACGTATAGATGTACTGACCTTTAGAAACTACAGACTTAAATTTTTGCCATTCGTTAGGGGTTACTTCGTAGTAATTGTAGAAGGTTCCGTCCCTAAACACAACTGTGATAACTTGACGATCACGATCATATCCAGCAGCAACTGTCCGTGGCCGTGATGGGTTAGAGGTACTAGTTGGAACAACTGTTATGGGAGCAGGAGCGTCAGACTCTCCAAATTGAGGTCCCCTCTCACCTGGAACTATTAACTCTCCAGTATCGTCATCCACATCATATGACTGACGATATATAGATCTATCAACAAAATTTCCATCTTTATCTACGTAGTAGACGTCACTATCAATATTGGGGGCTAATACTTCTCCTGCTAAGTTTGCTACTTTTTTTGTTCCAGTATAATAACGCATTGTGTCATTGGCTTTAGTTAATGAAATAAATTCACTGAATTCACCAACAGAACTTGCAGTTGGAAGACCAGCAAATATGCCAGTACCAGGTCCAGTTACTTTTGAAATACCTGCGGTTTGTTTAGAGCCTAAACCGTAAAACGCTCCTAATAATTCTTGAGCAGAAGGAAGAGCAGCCCGTCTGTTACGGGATGCTCCTCCACCTGACACTCTTGCCATTTAGTTTAAGATGCTGCGTAAGCGGTGATAGTAACTGCTGTTCCTGGAGCAACGTTGTTTTGTCCTGCTGCAAGGCTCTGAGCCTTTATTTTTCCAACCTTGCTTGAGTCAATAACGGTTCCACTATCAGAAGTAGAACTTACGTTTGTAAAGCCAGTGTTAAACACTGTGAAGGTTGAACCTTCTGCATTAGCAATTAACCAAGTTCCATTTAATTGAGTATTGGTCAATCCTGAAACGGTTACTGTCTGTGCACTTGGATTACCTGTAAATCCGTGTGCAGCAGCAGTTGTAAAGGTTGCTGTTCCGCTTGCAATTGCAATATTATTAATAGTTGCTTTAAATCCAGAAGCGTTTGCTGAAGAAGTTGCAGTTGTAACAGTCAATGAAGCATCCTTCATTGCGTCAGTTGCAAGTGCGGTTGTAAGATTAAGTACGTTAGGAACAAGTACGTAATCAGTTGCACCAAGTACGTCTTCTCCTGCTGTGTTTGGTGCATACTGTGGAAAACCATTCCATCCTGAAAGAGCAATGATGTGGTTATCTAGTGCTGGGTCTAAGCGACCTGCTGCTGTATCTGGACGAGCATCGTTTGGTTGTATAGGAAAATTTCCCCACACAAAGTCAATTGCGACTTCACCTGCGGTATCTAGAAGATTACCGTTGTTATTAATAGCCATTTATTTCCTCACAATCATGATTGTCTAGTTCAGTCTCAAGAAGTACTTCTTCGCAAGCCCTGCATTTGAAGAAGCGTGTATTGTCTAGTGCTTCGTGTAAGGAATCCGAATGTTGTGGGTCCACTTCCATCTGAGGTTGGGCTAGAACTTCAGGCGGGAACGGTCCTCTAGGACTGTGCGAGTGTAATGGTACGGCATGACCCTGCACTGCGAACTTGCGAATTAACTTCAATTTATTGTTCCGACTTTTTGGCTGCTGCCTTCTTTTTTGGTGCTTCAACAGGTTTTGGTGCTAATGCTTTTAAAGCAGATGCTTGATCATCCTTATACTGCTGAGTAATAGCAAGTAATCCTGCCTTTTTACGATCATTCAAAAAGGAAGGTAAACATTTGCCACAATAAAGAATAGATTCTTGTTTTGTGATCCGATATTCAAACATAGCGTTCTTATCACAGTTAGCACACTTCATTAGCAATCCCATGCTCTTAGAGATTTGTTAATGCGACTATTTGGATCACGAGCAGTCTTAGAAGAGGTATTCTTTTGTTTCATACCCTCCATCCTTGCACAAAAAGACTTACGACGTGCTGCAGACTTCTTTGATTTTGCTGCTTGTTCTTTCTTAACTGGTGGCTTTAGGTTTGAACCAG